TAGGCCAAGTTACGAAAGCGTAAGGAATAACAGGCCTTGAAACCCTGCCACTGCTGTCAATCGTCATAGCTGTATTAGTGCCGCTACTGTCCTTTATTGTCGCTAAATCTAACTCAGTTGCGCCTATCTTGGCTTTTGTCACAGCATCGTCTGCCAGCTTCGCAGTTGTAATAGAAAGGTCTTGTGGTTCCAACCGTGTTGTTACTTCTGCCTGACCGCGATAGATAACGTACACGTTACCTGTACCTAACGGCGGGGCTTCATCGAATGTCAGAGTAGTTCCTATGGCTGTGTATGATTTACCAGATCCAGGCTCCTGCTGCACGTTATCAACAAATACCTCTAACTCCTCACCAGTATTTACAGCGCGGTTAAGTGTGAACGCGGTCGCCGAACCTGTGCCGTTGAAGGACTGGCTCGTTGTCTTTGTTAGCTGTTTGTTTGGTTGTGCGCCGATGTAGGCCATTATCCAGCTATCTCCGTTACACTAATAAGGGAAATGCCCCGCTCATAATATTTACTGTCCCCGTCACCAACCGTCCTATTTGTATACCAAGTAGAAGTAGCATTATCACTTGCATTCACTCCTACTTTGTAAGTTATTTGGCTAGTTGTGGAAGGTGCATCAAAGTAACTGTAAAACACACCTTCAGGGGTACTGTCTTGATTCCCACTTGTAATAGCAATAGGTGTACTCATAAAAATACCAACATTTCTATTTCCTGACGCAGCGTGGCTTAGTTTTGTTGAGCCTCTGTAAAAAAACCAAACAGAATTATAAGCAGCAGTATTTGCGTTCCATTCACCAACTACTTGAGCTTCAATTTTAATAATGCTGTTAGTTGCTATAGGGGTGATGTTTACAGCCAAGTGGTCTAATGACACATTAGCTGTATCTGCACAAGAAGTGCTGGTTGTGCTTGTATATTGTGTGTACTGCGTTTGAATAACGCCGCCAGCAGGGGGAAGAACAAACCCATTGGATGTGCTTTGAACGCGGTCAGCTTTTATTATGCTAGTCATCCTGTTATCCTATCCTAAGCAACTGCGGCTATTAAATGACCGGAGAAATAGTTATAATTTGAAAAAACTGTTGCAGTGCTGTTAGTAGCTGCTTGCACTGTTTGAGAGGCATTTAATTGCAAATTTATTGCTAAAGACCCGTGAGAGTAGGTTGTAGTGTTTAAATACTGTGCGGCTTGGTCGGAACTGGTATTACCAGTTAAGTATGTAACCGCATTATCTACTTTAAAAAATAGATTACCGTCACCAGTATTTCTTAATACATTAGCAGTAAAATGATAAACGCCTTTTACTGGCGCAGTAAATTTTCCAGTGCTTGTAGAATAACCATTTCCTAGATTGTGTTGCACATTTAAAAAAACTAAATTTCCAGATTCTGTGTTGGTTGCCATTGCATGAGCAAGAAAACTTACTGGATTAGCGGGAATAACGTATCCACTGCTATTAATCGTCATAGCATCTGTGCCGTTAGTGTGCTGTATTGTCTGTACGCCTAGTTCTGATGCCATGATTTATCCTAATAACACGCCAGAAAAGTAAGAGTGATTAATACCTAAGTAATAATCAGTGTTTGCAACAAGAACGGACTTGTAAACATAAGCACCGATTTGTTGCCCAGCTACTGCATTGTAAATTCTTGTTATACCAATAGTTCCGTCTCCAGCTTGCTGTTGACTCGTAAAAGCTATAGTCGTAGTAGAGCCGCTACTGGTTTGTCGAAAAGCAATTTGCACTTGCGGGTTGCTACTGTCGTTAAAGTAAACTTGCGACCTAAATAGATAAACACCATTTACAGGCACGGTAAAAAGTTTAGTGCTTGTGTTATAATGACTGCCAATATTAAATTCAGTGTGGTCAAAACCACCTATGTAATAAGTATTGATTGCGGCAAGCCCTACCCAACCATCGTCACCATAAGCGTAAAACGCTGGCTTATCAGGGAACGTAACTAAACCTGCCGTGGTTTTACCTGTTATTTCATCTACAAGTATCTTGCTAGACAACGGTCAGCACTCCATTAACGGTGATTGTTGCGGAGATAGTTATTGGCCCAAACGCTCCTGCGTTTTCTGTAGAAGCCACAGTCAAGTCGCTAGTAATGCTGGTGGCGTTTGTGCGAAATGGATTACTCGCAGTGCTTGCTTTCAAGTCTGCGTTAGTAACACCGCCGTCCTTAATCTGATTTGTGTCAATCGTGCTAAGTGCCATCAGGTAATCTCCAGTACAGACAGTGTAACGTCCGCCGCTGATGCTTGACTTGCTGTTATCCTCAAGATGTCAGAAGCGTTCATCACAATCTTCTGATCTCCACCAACTGCTACCAGTGACGAGCCAACAGGGACAATAGCTGACTTTACAATATGCACATTGTCGCCATCATTATTGATTAGCTGCACATTTACCGTGATTGAAACCGCCAATATGTTAGCAATGTTCAATCCGATAATTGTTGTTTCCGTTGAACTAGGACAGGTATAAACATCTGCGTTGGCTGTCCCCACTGCGGTATCTGTAAATGTTTTAAATGCGTTAGCCATTTTTCTATCCCAATGCTATTGCGAATGCCAATGCATTCGGGTCTTGTTCTGTAAAGTTCTGCGCTACATTACTCGCATCATTGAATATCATCTTCTGTGCTGGCAACGTACAGAAGATAGTGCGAGTGCCTGATGTCCAGTTAACAGCGGCATCGGAGTTGCTAGACTGCAATATTGTGGTACGAGCCAAGGTTGTACCAGATGCAGTGTAGGTTCCAATACCTATTTCAAAATCAGTTCCGTCTGTACAACAATAGTATGTAGTATTTGAATTACCTATCTGACTGAAAGCCTCAAAACCAGTTAGCGCACCAGCAAGCGTATATGTTCCTGTGCCAGTGGTAGTGGTAGTCTCTTTAATTCGGTCTTTCAGAACAAGAGCCATTACTTCAACTCAATCGTAAGATTCCCAGCGTTGATACGGAAGATATCCCCCGTAGCAATGGTCTTGCTTGCATCCAGCGCACCGACAAACAAAATGTTACCGCTCGATGCTGCATCTACAAGAAATGCATGAGTCACGGTGTTACTAGTTCCACTTGATGCTGGAAACTCAATGTTTGCTGCATTTACAACTGTCTGTTGATTTGTACTAGCAGAAGCTAATGTCCAGTTTGCCGCTGTAACCTGTTGTCTTGCGTAAGACCCAAAGGTCGCTTCAGTTAAAGAACCAGCCTCCGCGTCAGAAACTGCTGTTGCCAAGCCAACATATATGTTGTTACCTGGTGTTGTGAATGAACCAGCATTGTTCTTGAAAATAAAACTAAGTATTTTATTCTCAAGGTAAGTGGTTGCTGCGTTACTTGTTGCCATTTGTTACTCCTAAGTCCTTGGCCTGTCAGGTAAACCTCTACGATACGCATCTGAATTTTCTCTAGCTTCCGCCAAGTCTTTCAAACGCTGAATTTCCTGTAAGAACCTTCGTTCATACGACTGCATCATGTCTGGTTCACCCTTCATATAAGTATACGCTTCCACGAGTGAACCGTAAAGAAGAGCGTTAGGAGCGTTCTCACTCAGCCATGATGTTCCTGAGTCCGCTCCAGCAGTAATACTGGTTGGCCTATAATAGTAATGTAGTTCTACGGCATAGTTGCTGTCTGGTGTAGGACCAACGATAAAATTATCTACATCAAACACTCCATAATATTTTGGAACACCGTTTGCGCCTTTGTCTAAATTGTATTGTTGAATAAAATTAACATCTTTAAACAACAAAAAATCTTGGCTGCCAGCGGTGGTAATTTGCAAAGAAAATGAAGCGAGATAATCAGTGGGGCAACTTAAAAAAGGGTCGCCATTTGATAACGCAGAAGTTGCGTTTTTACGAAACAACTCTAAATCTACCATAGTAAAAATACGATCTTCTGCGCCACGAATAAACACAGGCAAATTCGTAACAAAAGAAGTTTCAGTATTTTCACAAAAATCTTGTATAGCTTGTTTTAGTTCTGCGTATGTGAATGACATATTACTTACTCGCTATACTATAGTTATGTTTCCAACCATGCTGCTGTGAACAGTACACTGATACACCAAAGAAGTGTCACTAGGTTCATGCGGCACAATAAACTGAGTTAAACCAGTGGTGCTATTATAGTTTTCTGTGACCCCCGTTGTAAAAGCAGAGCCGCCACTAGATGTTCGTATCTGCAAAGGATGACTGCCAACATAGGAAGTGTTATCGATTAAATATGTGTGACCTTTGTAGAAGGTAAAGTTGGGGTTATTACCAGCAGTAGCACCTGGACCAGAAAAAGTGTAAGCAGAACCCGTAGCTGCTGTTGTTGTATATGTGGTCGTTGGACCGCTAACTTCATCATTAAGTCGTATCCAATTACCACCGTGAGCAAAATACAAACCACCAGTTGCGTGAACATGAGCAACTGCGCCATGATAAGTTGATGCACTTGGCAAATCAGTTAAAGCAGCATAGTAAAAAACAATTTTGTTTGCGCCAGAACTTACATCAAGAAGTCCATTTGCATCTATAATGTCAGTCAACACATTAGAACTATTTCCTAATGCCGTATAAATTTCATTAAAATTATCGTTGATTTTATCAGCACCTGCACGAAGAGTATCGCCAGTGCCATCATTTGCGGCAGAACCAATTCCTACTGTTTGTTTTGCCATTTAGCCCTCGTCAAAAGTTTTGGTTGCTGAATCAAGTGTAACATTTGTTGCATCAAAGGTCGATGCCGTTACTGCTGTTGCTGTGCCTGGACCAGCGGTTGCATTTTCTCCACCTCCTCTAACATTTCCTATTGTCGCAGTTTCTCCAGAAACAGTAAATCTATATGTGTTTTCGTCAACAACAGTAATAGTATACCCTGAAGCTTTCTCAAGCGTTGTTTTTGTAAAACCATCAAAAACACTAACTTTTGCAAAAACTACAGCATCTCCTGTGCTTCTGCCATGAGAAAACTCAGTAACTATAATAACTGAAGAACCTGAAGATGAGGATTTAAAACAATT